ATGCTGATTGTGTTCGAAAACTATGAAATCCCAATTTGCCCTTCCACCTGCGGTAATGAAACTTTCGACACGAGACATGACTTGCCCCCATTTGACACGTCTCCTGTAAAGGTGATTGGTATCATCCAAACCGTCTATGCCAAAGGCAATAAAATCCACAACCTTGGCAAGCTCTCTATAGGTTTGTATTTTACCAACTCCACCGTTGGTGTGTATTCCGATCTTCAAAGATGGGTTTCTTTGTTTAAACCAATCCGCTATTTGTAGGACCTGTGAGTTCATCATTGGGTCTCCGTAGGTGCCACAAAAATATACCAAGTCCAGATTGGCCACGAAATTGTTCCGAAACATCTTTGGTAAGTTGTTAACAGTCCAACGATTTTTTGGTAAGTTAGGAACTGTTCTTCCTCCATACACATTACGTGGACATTGTGGACAGGCCGCATTACAGTCTGAACTTATCTCAGCCTGCAGTACTCTTATATTTTGGTAGGAGAAATCCATAAAACTAATTATAATAGTATTTAATATGCTAGACGTTAACTCAAAATATAAACTAGATAATCTCGATCCCAAATGGGACAACAAGAAAATAAAGTACGATCTTCTTCATTACAATTGGCCGGCAAAGTTTCTTGAGGCAACTAGGGAAAAATTTCCAAATATAACAGACCTTACCGAAATCCACACACAACTTTCTGTAAATGATTTAGTAACACTCAGAAAGCATCTAGAGGCATATACAAGATCAGCGGAGTTCTCTGCCGAAGTTGACAAATTCGTGCATGATGTTGTCAGCGTGGAGTTGGAGGACACACGATATCCGGACGAATATCTTGTGCAATACACCGCTGGCCTCAGAATTGTTGTCCCGGATCAACAGGCAAAGAACAGACTCTTGAACTTTCACACAGGATACTGGACAGGATATGACAACGGAACCAACACCATTTGGACACCGATCACAGATGCGTATGATACAAATACCATGTATGTGACAGACTGGGACACAAGTCATTCCCTGATGAAAAGGATTCATGACGAACGTTGGCCAATGGAGAAAATACAATCTGAATGTGAAAAAGTTTCATGGCCCGTGGATGTAAAGGTGGGAGAAAGTTACCTATTCAACCAAGGACACCTGCATGGCAATGTTAATAACGAGACAGGAAAGACTAGAATGAGTTTTGATGTACGTATTGCCCACAGAGACATAGATTTTGGTCGTAGACGTCCTGGCTCTTTCTACAGGATACCTAATCAATATAACATGTTACAAAAAGAAAAAATAGACAAGGATAAAAATTGGTTGGTGTTTGTAAGTCCAAATGACGAATATATAAACATGGCTCCTTACTTTATGATCAGAGAATATCTCCTTAATTGGTGCGAAACACTGGGCATCAAGCCCAACGAATGGAGCAATGAATACCATGAGTGCCAATGGATGCCCAAACTTTTCGATTTTGTTTCGAGGAAAAATACAGGAATAGTGTTTCCTAGTATATACAACTTCTCAATAACACCCGACGAAAGATATTCTTTGTTCGAACAGGCGATAGAAAATCATTGCCAACTTATTTTCTGCGATGAAAACTTAATTGTAAATAAAAAAGAAGATATAGAAATCATAAAAAAATATTACGATTTCTACTATAACTAGAAATGTCTATTTTAGTAACCGGTAGCACAACACTTGGGAAAAAATTAATTAGTGAAATACCAAATTCAAGATTTGGAAAAATCCAAGATCTATCAGACAATGACCAATTAATAATTTTCACACAAGGAACATCACGCGGGGGTGTCCAACGTATAGTAGATCGTTGCTACACAGAAATAGTAGCCAACATTGAGTCAATAGAACGGAAAGATATTAGATATATTGTTATAGGATCGATGGCGTCGGAATATTCGAGTTGGCCCGGTATGGCTCAGGAGAGAATGATTTATGCTAACGCAAAAAAAGCCTTGTCTCAGTTCGTATCTGATTACAATCAAAGACATATGAATAATGAATCAAAATCTTTAGGAAATCACAGAATACAAATTTGTGAGCCGAGTGGTGTGAACACTGTCATGAATAATTACACAGGAAAGTTAGAAATCTCCAATGTGGTGGACTGTGTGAAATATTTAATAGACCATCCAGAAGTAGTGCGTATACAATTAAGGGCTTAGATAAGTCTAAAATTTTTCACACTATTTAGGTATTTTTTTGACCAATTCCTATAGTAAGGTCCCTTCTCCAACATCTTAGAGTACCTGTTGAGTTTGCTCAGTCGCTGTACCAGGAACAATATGTAATGGCCGTTGTTAAGTTTGACCGTCTTGACCTTTTCTTTTATTTTAGGATGATCCTCTAGGATCACAACGTCAAGTGGCATGAACGCCTGATTCAACTTGTCCGCGATCGCAACAGTCTCCTTGGCAGTGTACTGGTCTGGTTCGGCTATTATGCACAGCACGTCCTTTTTGTCGAAGTTGAAATCCCATATGTGTGTGAATATTGTACCGAACTCACCCACGCCATCTAGTTCTAGGAACTTAACTTTGCCTTGCACAATGGCCTTCTGGGCGTAAGGGCAAGGTGGTAGGTTGCCAAATACAGGATTTGGTCGTGTTACGAAATCACTGATCCAGTTCTTGATCGTCTGTGTTGGTGTCTTTTTCGCCATTGATGTCCTTGATCTTCTCCAACGCCTCATCTAGCAACTTGCTCTTAGTTTCCAGTTTGGCTTTGAGTTCTGCAATCTCCTTGTTCTGCTCACCTATCTTGTGTCCACATGAGTGTACGTCGGCGGTGGCGTGTTCTAACTTTATCAACACCTGTTTCATCCGGCTCTCTTTGGATTTCATTTTGGTCAAGGCATCATCACGATCGATTGTGATTTCTGCGATTTCGGCTTTTAGTTCCTTGACTAGGTCTCGTTCGGACATATGTAAGTGTTAATTATCTGCATTTTCTAATACCATTATAGTGTACTATATTCTAGAAGAAAGGTTGACCGGTTTTCTTGGCCGTGTCCATGTTTTCTTTTACCAGTTGCGACGCTATTGTGCGTTCATCAGGCGACAGGTTCAGTGCCTCGTTCCAACTCATGCCACCACGCATGAACCAGCATATCTTCATCAGTTCCAGTTTGAGATTCTTTGCTTCGTTGTCAAAATCCTTGAGGTGTGAGACTATTTCAGAGTCCCCCATTGTCAGCAGGGTTACGCGAAAAAATTTGATGAATCAAATGTCACCGGCACTTCGTACGAAGCAGGTGCACCCTTCTTGATCTGGTCTTCGGTGGACTTTAATTTGATGGGTTTGATCTGTGCCTGTGATCTTATCTTGGCCAGTTCGTCCTGTATCTCGTTTATTACCTTGGCGTCACAGTTGTCACAGAAGTCCTTGATCTGTGCCTTGTCAACGACTGTCGTGCCCTCCGGTGTTGTGATCTCTGTGATTGAATCCACTAACATACTGAAGTTGATGTTGTTCAGCAGTTTGAAACTTTTCGCAAACTGTGTTGATTTTTCTTTTTCACTCAACGCACTGCTAGTGACCGTGGCGTAAATTTTCTGTTGCTCGAACTGTGCAGTCTGGATCTGTGACAGCGACTGGTAGTCCAGTGGTGCCAGTTTGACCTTGAATCCTGTTTTTGTGGTTGCCTCGTCCACAATATTGGTCCTCCCTACATCTTCTAGAAGAGCCGGCAGATTGACCGTATGCGTCATGTCCTCATTGGTCACCGGTACCTTGTAGTTCACATCCATGGTCTCCCCGTATGTGGCGATCCTGATCGCCAACAACACAGCATCAGTGTCGAAGTTCACCATCTTCCATGCGTTCTTGAAGTTGGGCACACAGCTCTGTATCACGTCCACCGTGGATTGTCCACTCATCATGGAGTCTGGTGTCTTGAATGACAACTCGTCCTTGGCGGTCATTGGCAGTACAGGTATCTCTCCGGTCTCGGTAGGTGTGAACACATCCGCTCCGTAGTACTTGCCCTTACTAGGTAGGGTGATGTAGATCTGCGGCTGGCGGTAGTATTTGCCTAATGGGTTAGTATTTTCTGTCATTTTTCTATTCACTAAATATACACTAATAGTGCATGTATGTCAATATTTATGTGCGTATAAAATACCAGGAATTAAAACCGTATGGCGGACGAACTAGACAGAATACTGAATGATTTAAGTGGTGAGCTCAAAGGCCTATCCCGTGTCCTACAGAGCACGTTCAAGATATTTGACAAGGGCAACAAGGGTGAAGCCGCATACCAGAAACAGGTAAATGACCAAAGAAAGATAGTGCTGGACCTCCTGAAGAAAGAGGGCAAGATCTCCGACGCGGACTACAAGTCCACAGTCAAGGGCATGAAGGCCACACAGAAGAACACAGGTGCCATTGGCAAGGCCACAGGCAAGGTCACCGCATTCGGTGATGCGTTGGGTCTCGCGACCACTGGCAGTCTCAAAGCACTCGGTAAAGGAATCATAGACACTGGCAAGAACTTCATGATGGCGGACCGCAAGGTGGAAGGATTCGGTGACGCACTGAAAGGGTTCGATGGACTGAGCCTGCTGGGCGTCAAACTGTCTGATCTGGGAGCCACGGCAGATTTCAACGTGGGCATATTCAAACAACTGTCACAGACGGGAGCAGGATTCGGCAAGTCAGTTATACAGTTGAGGAACGCGGCACTGGCGGCCAACATGCCGATACTGGATTTCGTTGACCTCATATCCACCAACTCTAGCACACTGGCGAGGCTTTTTGGAACTGTCATGGACGGCATGCCCATCATACAAGGTTTCACGACATCGTTGAGGGAGCGGACTAGGAGTGAACTCGCTGAGTTCGGATTGAACCTTGATGAAACATCAGAGTTCCTTATCACACAACTCGAGATACAGAGGGCCAGGGGTAACTCAGAACGTGTGTCACAGATGGACCTTGTGTCAAGGACCGTGGAGTACGCCAAGAATCTCACCAAGTTGAGCAAACTGACAGGTATACAAGTCACAGAGTTAGACAAGACCAATCGGCAATTGGCCGTCGAAGGCACATTCCAGGCCTCGTTGATGCAGTTGAACCAAAAAGGCAGAGATGCCACGTCCAGGGCCACATCGGCCATGGAGAGCATGTCACCCGAACTGGCCATGGTCATTAAGGACATCACACAGTTTGGTGTGGCGACATTGCCTGTGTCACAAGCGTTCCAGGCGGCGAATCCGCAGATAATAGATTTCATAAAACAATTGAACCAAGGAACAATTGACAGTGCGGACTTCGTGAGCAAAGTCAAGGGAGCGTCCAATGTGCTAGGCACTGATTTTGCCAAGGCCTTCGCTGACGCCGGGAGGTTTGGCTTAGACGGTGCTGAACAATATCTTAATTCTATGGCTAAACTGGCAGGTAGCGGAGACAACACGGCAGACAAACAGATGAAAGTGCAGGGTGACAACACCGACTTATTAGTTGGTTTCAATGAAACAATAAAGACACTGAAAACACAGGCGGAGTCCATCAGCACAGACGTGTTTGGCAAGATACTGAAATCAGAGAACCTGGGCAACTTGTTAGAGACCATATCCGGGTCAGTGGAGGGTCTCACAGGATCATCCGTGACGGAGAAGTTGGGCAACGCCCTAGGCAATGGTTTCATGTTCGTGAAAGAGAAAGCAGGAGCAGTAAAAGAATACTTCACCAAGGGAGAAGATGGCAAGGGCATATTAGAGAACGTGCTTGACAATGATCCCAACACACCGGGCATACAGGTATTCGGCAAACCAAAAAAAGTAACTTCTACTTCTACAGTCCCTATGTCATTTAGGGGGAGAGAGAACAACCAGATGGGCAATGATTTGGGGTCGGCCACTGGGGCCTCCTTCTACAACGGTTCAGATGGTTTCCGGAATTTTGGATCTGGAACTCCTGCAACACTGCATGGCATAGAAGCAGTTGTTCCCAAGAATGACATGGCACAACTAGCCAAGGTCATAGAGCAGATGACAGGCAACACAGGTGCTACACCACCAGTAGGAAATGATATGCAGTCCGTCAACACGGAAAACCACCTGCGTGAACTAGTGGAATTGAACAAAAACGCACAGAGAGCCTTAAATACGCTAGTAACGATAGGTGCTATGACAGAAAAAAATACCAAAAATACAAATAATAATCTTGCAAACATGGACGGAAGTCTAGTATAATAAAGTATGGCTTGGAAAAAATATTTTAAAGACGCAAACATGTCTCCTATATCAGGAGAGAAAGTACCCAACTTCGCAAAGAGGAACTACAGTTCTTACTTGCCGGATGTGTACACAGGACACCCCAACAGGATACAGAGATACTTCCAGTATGATCAGATGGATTCGGATTCTGAGATCAATGCGGCACTGGACATCCTGGCAGAATTTTCAACACAGAAGAACACAGAAAACGAGACACCGTTCGACATAGTTTTCAAAGACGAGACAACAGATCATGAAGTGAAACTTTTAAAGAAAGCACTTCAACAATGGACAAGAAGTAACAAGTTCAACAAAAGAATTTTTAGGATTTTTAGGAACGCACTGAAATACGGTGACTGTTTCTTCGTCAGAGATCCAGAGACACAGAAATGGTTGTACATAGACAACGCCAAAGTTGACAGGATCGTTGTAAACGAGTCCGAAGGTAAGAAACCTGAACAGTATGTTATCAGGGATATAAACCCTAACCTACAGAGATTAAGTGCGACACAGATTACTCCTAACCAAACATACGGCGGAAGCGGAACTACAGGCGGCGGAACAGCGGCATACGGTGGATCATATGCTAACCAAGGTGCCACAAACAACATGAGCGGCTTCGCTGGCGGAAACGCAGGTGGAAGATTCTACAAGACAATGAATGCATACAACATCAATGCAGAACATGTTATACACATGTCAATGTCAGATGGTTTAGACAACCTATTCCCATTTGGACAGTCGGTTCTGGAACAAGTGTTCAAAGTTTACAAACAAAAAGAACTTTTAGAGGACGCAATTATCATTTACAGGGTTCAGAGAGCACCTGAGAGAAGAGTATTCTACATTGACGTAGGTAACATGCCAACACACTTGGCCATGCAATTCGTTGAGAGAGTTAAAAACGAGATCAACCAAAGAAGAATCCCTAGTGCATCAGGTGGGGCAAACTTTATAGACGCAACATACAACCCAATGTCAATAAATGAAGATTATTTCTTCCCACAGACAGCAGAGGGTAGAGGATCTAAGGTAGACACACTTCCAGGTGGTACAAACCTAGGAGAAATTGACGATTTAAGATTTTTCACCAACAAATTATTCAGAGGATTAAGGATTCCAAGTTCTTATCTACCAACAGGTGCGGAAGATGGTGGACAACAGTACAATGATGGTAGGGTTGGAACAGCCTACATACAGGAATTGAGATTCAACAAGTATTGTGGCAGATTACAGTCCATGTTGGCGGAAACATTTGACGAAGAGTTCAAGTTATGGATCAAAAGTAAAGGTTACAACATAGACAACGGCATGTTTGAACTAAAACTGAACCCACCACAGAACTTTGCACAGTACAGACAGACAGAAATGGACCAAAGCAGGGTGAACACATTCACAGCAGTCGCAGATCTGCCTTACATGAGTAAGAGATTTGCATTAAAAAGATATCTAGGCTTGTCTGAGGAAGAGATGGCAAGAAATGCGGAACTATGGGCAGAAGAGAACAATGTGCCACAGAAGAAACAGAGCAAATCAAATGAATTACGTTCAGGTGGTGTTACACAGTCCGGAATAAGTTCAGACTTGGATCAGTTCGAAGAGCCAACAGCAGATCCCGAGGCACCAGAACCAGGATCACCACAACCAGGACAACCAGGCCAGACCCCAGGTGGACAAACACCAGGCGGAACAGGTGGCGGTGGACAGGTATAAGGTTAAATACTGATATGAAACTAAATGAATTCTTCACTTATGGCGCAGATGGCTTTGAACAAGACAAAACATACGAACCTGAGCACGATATTTCAATACTAGATTCAGAAGACACAAGAAAAACAAGACTAACACTCAAACAAATCAACTCTATGAGACTTGCATCTGAGGCACACGATGCACAGCAAAAGGAAGAAGCGGTTTTTGTCCAAAAAATGTATGGACAGCCTGCACAAGACGATAACTTAGAGTTATAATGTCATCGATAGCATTCGTACTAGGTAACGGAGAGTCACGTAAGGGTATAGATATCAACGCCCTCAAAGAGAAAGGCACAGTGTTCGCCTGCAACGCCGTTTACAGAACAGACCAACCACACTTCCTAGTGGCGGTAGACCCCAAGATGATCTTGGAGATCGGTGAATCGGATTACCCCATACACAACCAGGTGTGGTCCAACTACAACGCCCAATACGCCAAGAACCAAAAAATACTGGATCACGTGAATTGGTTCAAACCAAGCCTGGGTTGGTCAAGTGGACCAACAGCACTGAGGCTGGCCTTGGACAGAGGATTTAAAGAGATCTACATACTGGGTTTTGACTATCAAGGACATTCCACAGAAGGCAAGAACAAAGGATACCGTTTCAACAACGTTTTCAAGGACTCCAGGAACTACAAAAGAAGCAATGACCAAGCAACTTTCCACGGCAACTGGTTGAACCAAACAAAACGTTGTGTACAAGACTTCAAAGATACACAATTCCACAGGGTCATCCCAAGTGGATGGTTCACACCAAAGGAACTTGAAAGAAATCCCAACATAGACCATCAGACCGTGGACCAATTTTTGGCAAAATTTCAACTCCAATCTAATAAGTGACCAAAAATACGTCTTTTCGTACCAATTACACCACCGTTTTTGCACCTTTACAGTAAATACAAACACTTATAAGTACAAATCGACCTATACAAAGGAGCACGTGTAAAAATGTCAAACAATAAATTTGAGAGTTTATTAGAATTACTAATAAATGAAGAAAACGATAAAGCAGAGGCTTTATTCCATGAAATCGTTGTAGAGAAGTCAAGAGACATCTACGAAAACCTAGCAGACGAAGAAGTAACTGCTGAAGCGATGCATGACAAAAAAATGAAAAAAGAAGACGAAGTTACAGAAACTGAAGCATCTGAAGACGAAGCAAAAGATGAAGAAGTAAAAGAAACTTCAGATGAGTCTAAAGACGAACAAGTAGACGAAGTTGTTGAAATCGAAGACGAAGCAACTGAATCAGAAACTACTGAAGAAGAGTCAATCGAAGAAGTTGGCGGTGACGCTACTGACGAATTGGTTAAAGACATCTCTAGCGAAGAAGAAGGCGAACATGATGGCATGGACAAACCAGAAATGGGCATGGACATGGATGCAGAAAAAGACATGGACGGCGACGCTGAAGGTGATGTCGAAGACAGAGTAGTTGACTTAGAAGACGCTTTAGATGAACTAAAAGCAGAATTTGAAGCAATGATGGGCGACAAAAAAGACGGTGAAGACGAAAAAGAAGACGAGTCTTTAGATGTTGCACCAGAGTTAACTCCAGAAGTTGAATTCGAAGGCAAAATGATGGCCGGCAAGAAAATGGATAAGAAAGACATGAAAGAGTACAAAAATCCAGTGAAAGCAGACCATTCAGATCATTCAGATAAATCGGCAAAAGGTGCTACACCAGTAACTGGCGGTTCAAATGTTAAAACAGGCGCAAGCGGTTCTAACATGACAAACGCTCAAGCAGACAGTGGTAGTGGTGCAGGTGCAACGACTTCAATTAATGGGTCGACAACACCACAGAAAATGGCTGGTGAATTTGAGAACACAGGCGGAAAAGCAAAATCTACTTCATACAAGAAGCAAGTTTCGGCTAACACTGCTGACGGTTCAGAAAAATCTGCAAAATCTACAATTTCCGGCAAGTAATTGCTAGAGACTGTTGATAACAAGGAGGTCATCGAATGACATCACTATACCTAAGAGAGAATCTAACTTTTAACGAAGCCAGAGTCCAGATTTTGCACGAAAACGACGGCAAAGATTTGTACATGAAGGGCATCTGTATTCA